CTTTTACGGCAACTACAACGAAAATAGATATGAGAGCTAGGGCAAGGCAAGCGGTTGTTCGCTTTGAATCAGATGATGATGCAAGCACTGAAACGCAATTAGGTGTGGGTTTTAGAGTAGGAGGCACACGCCTGGATATTAGACCAAATGGAAGAAGGTAGTGGGCAAATTATTACAGGGCCAGTTGCCTATTTCATTGGACCCACAGGTTTCTGGAGATACTTATAATCGAGCGATTCGTTCTTTAGAACTTAGTCTTAATACGTTTAATACTGAGGCTACTCCTTCTTTTTTAGCTGCTGATCGAGATTTATATAAGTTTCAAAAAGGTGATGTGATATGGAATATCACTGAGGAAGTGCTTCAGGTGTGGTTGGGGGATAGTTGGGAGAATATCTCTACTCCAGAAACATCTGGGTTAAGCGCAACTGCAACTCTTGGAACCATACAAGTAATCGCAAGTGGTGATATAACTGTGGAGGTTAGCTAATGAGTGAGAAATTAAGCGACCATTTTACATTAGGAGAGTGCTGTAGAAGCGAAACAGCACAACGTCAAGGCATTGATAATACAGCTACAGGCGAAGAGTTAGAGAACTTAAAGCGCGTTCTTGAGAATGTAATAGAGCCGGTCAGGGTTAACTTTGGTATTCCATTTACATTAAACAGTGGTTATCGATGTCAGGAGTTAAATGCGGCTATTGGTTCTAGTTCTAATAGCCAACACTGTAAAGGACAGGCAATAGACTTTGAAATACCAGGAGTGGATAACGATTTAGTTGCTCGATGGGTAATAGATAATCTGGATTATGACCAGTTGATCCTTGAGTTTTATGATGGAGTAGATCCCAACAGCGGCTGGATTCATGTTTCTTATGTGTCTGCTGGGGATAATAGAAATCAAGCATTGGTTTATCATGGCAAGCAATACACGCCATTTGAATGAAAGGCACAATACTAGCCTTTATGTTAATTACGGTTATTGAGGGAAATGTGACTCAAGGTTCAGAACAAATGTTATTTAAGGACATTCATCGTTGTCAGCAGTTTGCTTACTGGATAGAACACAATTGCAGAGATGCGCTGTGCAGAGGCGGTATTAAACAACACAACATAACAGCTTATTGCAAACCCGTGATGGCTGGATCTAACCAAAAGTTTTGGGACTAACCATGAGTAAGAAGTTACAACACGATTCAGTCTGGGCTAAGTATGATATCGATAATGATGGAGTTGTTACCGATGAAGAAATGGCTCGCGCTGAACGCATGATTGAGTTAGATCTGCGCGAAGAGAAGCAAGATTCGCAAAGACGTATAGCCTGGGTTGCAATGGCTTCTATGGTTGGGTTTGCCATATTGCCGTTAATGCCCTTCGTTTCCGAGTCAAGGCTGGCTACTTTATCATCATTAAGCGATATGTTATTTCTCAGCCAAGCATCTATTATCGGTTTGTATTTTGGTGCTACGGCTTATATGTCGCGTAAACCGTAAGGTTTCACCATGATATTTGAAACTGTCGCGGCGGTTACGGCTGCGCTATCGGCCTTGAACGGTCTGATTTCTCAAGTCAAAGAAACCGGCGGGAACGTCAACTCTGTTTTAGATCGCATGACTGGCATCCAAGACGGGATGAACAAGTTGGAAATCGAGAAGCGCGAAAGCATTAGCCAACCGCTTTCACCGCAGGAGGCCATGAAGCTCGCTTGGGCCAAACAGTCTATTGATAGGTACAACGAGGAACTAAGACTTCTTTGCCATATGTCTGTTGAGGGTGAGAAGTTCTGGCAGAATTATCAAAACGCTTTGAAAGAATCCAGAGAACGACACGCAGCGAATGTTAAAGCGATCATTGCAAAAAAGAAGGCTAGGAAGCAGTTTCTTCAAGATCTATTCCTGTATTCAACGGTAGGGATTATTGGGCTAATGATTGCTGCTATAGTGATCACGTTAATTATCTTTGCGTTTAAGCCGTAGGAGGAGCTATGGATATAGGAGCGACAAATCCCGTTAATCAAATCTCTTGGAGACAAGCGGCGGAAATACGCTACCAAAAGCTGATGGAGTCCACGCAACGGGAAGAAAGAAGGCAAGCAGTAGAGCAGTTAGACACTACTCTATACATCGCAAAAAATGGTAAAGTGCAGTTTCAGTGGGGGAAAGCCCCGAATAACATTAACTTTTTGGTGTAGGTATGGGGTTTAAGTTAAGCGCAGGGTTGGGGCTGGCTTTATTGATCTTGGCTGGAGCTTTTAAAATGTACTACGACAAGACACAAGCTGAGATTGAAGCCTTTCATTTGCAGCTAGAGCGTTCAATTCAGAATCAAAAGACGCTTGAGAGCACTATCCAGCAGCAGAATGAGAACCTTAAACAAACCATTGAGAATCAGGAACTCATGGTTGCTCAGATAGAGCGATTAAATGATGAGAATAAACAGGCTCAGATAGAGGTTGAGAACATCAGAAAAAAGTTCTCAAGGCACAATCTCAATGTTTTATCCCTAAAAAAGCCAGGCTTGATTCAGAAATTAGTGAACAAGGGAACAAAGGAAGTCTTGAATGATTTTAGACTCATTACAGATTCGGAGCAGTTTGATGAAATTATTGTTAATAACTCTCCCTCTGCTGGTTAATGGTTGTTCTTTACTAGGTAGCAATGCAGAAATACCGCAGGTAAAGCCTGTTGAGGTTGTTACTGTTGTGCAAAAAGCACCGATGTATCACCCTCCTTTGCCTAATACAATAAGTTCATTACCTATTGAATGGACAATACTTAACCCTGAGTTAATGCAAGAGTATTTGGATGATCTTGAAGAAGGCAACGCTCCTACAAATGCATGGTACGCTTTAACCCCTAAAGGTTATGAAAATCTTTCTGTTAATATGTCTGAGGTTAAAAGATATCTTAGGCAAATTATTAGTATTGTAAAATATTATAGAGATTTAGACGAGGATACCTCTAAAGATGAATGAAGCTTTAAGTGAATATATTTTAATGAAAAGGCCAGAGGTAAAGCGTTCATTGCAAAAACAAGCCAGAGGCATGACTGATGAGCAGCAGGCTCAGTTTTTGGCTGCAATGCAACTTGGCGATACTGAATTTCAGGCTGAATTAGCTCCTTATATGCCCGAGGAGTCAGCTATTGATCCTAGCAAGGCTGCGCTTATTCCTCTTCCTTTGGAGGATAGGGAAAGGGGGTATGGCTTAAAAGGAATTTCAAGAAAAGGAACCAATCGTCCTTTGAGAATGGATACACCAGGAGGCGGAGAGATTGAAATTCCTGGTAATCGAGTTTCTGTTTTAGGTGCTATTAATGCAAATCCTCAGGTTTGGTCTCATGAGTACAGGCATCAAGAAGACTCAGATGCTTTTAATGAGACCAATAACAGGATTCTTGATGTTTTTGCTTCTAGGACTAAAAAGGATTTTAAAGAAGCAGTTGGAAGTCTTGCTGATGCTGCTCTGTATGAGGCTAGACAAAAAGCCGATGCCTCTGGAGATGAAGAAAAAACCGAAAGTCATAAGAATACAGAGGAAGCTTATTATAAATCTAACAGCAAAGATCCAACTATTGATGATCTTGACTCAGCATTAGATGATTTATTATTTAATGATCCATATATTAAAGAACAATTCGAGTCGGTAAAAAGGCTTATTTCTTTTGGTAAAATTAAACAGCCAGGAATTGGCCCACAGTACGAAAGATTTGTTTCTGGAAAAAAAGAAAGAAACGCGGAAAAACAAAGAAAACAAAAAATAAAAGATGAGGGTTATGAGGGAGCTGGGTATCTGCCTATAGACTTTAAAGAAGGTGGAAGGTCTAAGTTAATATGAAGATAAGTAGCGATGGTTTAGAACTTATAAAAAAGTTTGAAGGTTGTGAAACCTCTGCCTATCAGGATAGCGTTGGAGTATGGACAATAGGATTTGGTCATACTAAAGAAGTAGAAGAAGGTCAGACTTGTTCTATAGAAGATGCAGAGTCAATGCTTGCTGAAGAGATGGATGAGTATGAAGGCTATATTAATAATATGGTTAAAGTCGATCTACAGCAGCATGAGTTCGATGCTTTGGTTGCATGGGTATACAATCTTGGCCCAACTAACCTTGGCGAAAGCACTATGCTTAAAGTTCTTAATGGTGGTCAATTTAATCGAGTTCCAGAAGAGATGAATCGTTGGAATCGTGCTGGAGGTAAAGTTCTTGATGGTCTTGTTCGAAGAAGAGAAGCCGAGGCGTTGTTGTTTGAAGGCAAGCCTTGGAGAGAAGTTTAGCGCGTCAACTTATTTATTATGGCATTAAAGAAGATAAAATTTTCTCCCGGCGTTAACAAGGAAGGTACTGAGTACACAGCCGATGCTGGGTGGTTTAAATCAGATAAGATCAGGTTTAGAAAAGGCCGTCCTGAAAAGATTGGAGGCTGGGCTAAATATTCTGATAATACCTTTCTTGGAGTCTGTCGATCACTGCATGACTGGGCTTCTTTAGAGTCTATACGTTATGTAGGGCTTGGTACTCACTTAAAGTTTTACGTCAACCAAGGTGCAAACTTTCACGATGTAACACCTATTAGATTAACGACATCTGCTGGTGATGTGACGTTTTCAGCAACTAACGGTAGCTCAACAATAACAGCGACAGATACTGCTCATGGCGCTAACGTCAATGACTTCGTAACCTTTTCTGGAGCGGCTTCTTTAGGTGGACTTGTAACCGCTGATGTGCTTAATCAGGAGTATCAGATTACTTCTGTTACTTCTACAAGCGTGTTCACATTTACCGCTAAAGATACCGATGGA